TGAGTAGACAGCATCACTGAATTTTTTTGTAATCTGTGGCATATTCCACAAGTTTGTAGCTTCAAAGGCAACTTCAAGATCATCAGTATCCACCGAGACTGTTTCTGTATAGAATTTAAAATTTTCAGTCTTAAATTTCTTGGCGTCAAGTTGAACACTCATTTTTGCTTCAAAGGCAGGAACTACTGTTCCGTGATTTACTGCCGCAATTTGATCTTCGGTAAGTTTGATTTGGTGGATGGTGATCATTGTATGTCTCCTTTTGATATAACTGTTATACCATAGGAATATTTAGTTGTAAACACCTAAATATAATTTTTATTTTAAACTTTTTACATGGCTTCTGTGTATTTTGCAGTTAATGATGCCATTGTAATAGTTATCATCTAACAATACATTTCTATCAAACTGCTCTTTGGCTTCGAGATATCCCATCTCTCCCTTCGATTTACAAAAGTATAATATTTCACGATGGAAGTTCTGTTCCCCGGCCTCAAGTAACAATTGCTTAACCAGATCGGAGGATCCATAATAGGATTTCCAATCTGATTCAACAACGCTTCTTCTTTTACGGGTTTTGCCTTTGAGCGGCGGTAATGTTCGTTTAGACCAAAACGTCTTCTTTCCAACATACATCTTATTATTGGATTTATCGGTAATAACATAAACAAATCCCACCCACTCTTTTAGGTCTCCTTCAGACGGCTCGTAGGCCTCATTATTATAGTACCACATATGTTCGTCAACAATCCATTAAGTGTCATTACGTACTATATATGGAACGCTAAACTAGGTGTATAACTCAAGCGGGATCTTAGGTAAAATTTCCTCATACAATCCTTCAACGGAAATACTTAGCATTACTCGCCGTTCTTTCGCTCGATTAAAATATCCATGCGCGGCCCATGCATTAAGTATTAAAGGTTTTTCTACATTATACCAATCGTATTTCTCAGGCTCATATTCGTATCTTACAGCATGTTCAACTCTATCTTCTGGAACTTCTCCGGGATATAGGGCTCGTCGCGTGCATTCCTGATTTGCAATAAAAAAGCAGCTATTATTTAAATCTACTGATATGGGGATATTAATTCCAACAGGCCTATTGCTATCAATATGAATAGGCACCATTCCTATATTAGCATGACTTATAAGCCACATAGTTCCCCAAACTTTAAGACCAAATATTTCTTCAAAGCGGCTGTTTAATTCTTCAGAATTAAACTCAATAAACTTTTCCACGTGATCGTCGACGTAAATTCTGTTGCCATTAAGTCCATTTACAGCGTCATCTTTAGTTGTTTCCCATAAATTGACGCAAAGATCAATAAAATCTTGCGGCATATTATGTAGGATTTTCATATTTGGATATTTGTTATATTCAGTCATTGCTAATTATCTCCGATAATACTTCCTCGTATGGTCGTGTAAATGAGATACTAAACAGTACACGCGAATTATTTGAATAATTAAAAAAACCATGAGTCTTTTTAGTATTCATTAACACTGGTTCTCTAGAGTTATAATAATCATATTTTTGAGGTTCATATAAAAATCGCTTAGTTCCGGGATGCAATTGTCCATCTTGGTTATGGAATGGTCTTTCAGTGCATTCCTGATTTTCAATAAAAAAACACGAGTTAATAAAGTCTACTTCAAGCGGAATATTAATTGCACACATTCTTGAAGCATCAATATGGACTGGACCCAACCCGGTATTTGGATTATTAATGAGGAATGACAAACCTTCATGTGGAACACTAATAAATTTATTTACAATGTCATAAATTTTATGAGATTTATTAATAAGCACATAATCCTGATTTTTATCAGCAACTACATAGCGAAAATCAGCAGAATTTTTAAGATTTGGTTTGGCAATTAGCCATTCTTCTTTTATTAAATCTAAAAATTCTTGAGGTAAGTTTTTCAGTATGTGATAGTTAGTCATCGCTATCTTCTTCTCCATCAAGGAAAGCATGGCCAGATTCTTGGCCACACATAGAACAAAACAATGGTTCTTCTCTTTCGTTAATTACCACGACTCGGGTTTCCGAGCCGCAGTAATCACATTCGCAAATATATTCTGCTATTTTCAATTTATGCCTCGCAACTGACGCATGTCAAAATATCCCTAACAAGTTCCTGTGCAGGATTTGACGACCGCTGGTAATAAAATGTTTTAATGCCAAGCCGCCATCCCTCAATAATCAACGCGTTAACATCTTTAGCAGAAGCTGAAGGCGGAATCATCAAGTTCAAAGACTGGCTCTGATCTATATATGTCTGTCTTGCAGCGGCTTGTTGTACTACGTTAATAGGACTAATCTCAGAGAAAGTTTTAAACACATCACGTTCGTTCTGCGTCAAGAAGTCCAAGTGTTGTACAGAACCTTTCTTCATCAAAATGCTATCCCACGTTTCATCATTGTTCTTAGAATATCCTTCTAGAACTGCCATAAGATGCGGGTTCTTATAAGTGAATGAACCTTTAGCAAGATCTTTTACAAAATAGTTTGATGCAAGTGGTTCAATTGATGGTGATACTTGTCCAAGAATAAAGCTAGAAGATGTTGTAGGAGCAATAGCACAACGTGTAAGGTTACGAATACCATATCCCATAAGGCCTGAAGGAACGCCATATTCCTCTGCCATCTCTTTAGAAGCTTCAAGAGATTTCTCGTCAATAAACTTACTAATTTCTTCAGTAAGTTCAAGGGCACGGAATGACTCAAACGGGATACGTTTCTTTTGTAGAAGTGTATGCCAACCAAGCTGACCAATACCGAGTGCTCGCCAAGTCTTTGCAAACAAGTTAGCTGATTCCATGAAACGTAGCCCATCTGTCTTACGGATATATTCTTCCATAACAGCATCAAGGAAATAAGTCAGCGTTTCAACCGCATCAGTATACTTCCACTTATCCCATGTAGCAAGGTTCATAGATGATAGGTTACATACAAATGTCCATTCTACACTTGATGGAAGTGCAATTTCTGAACAAAGGTTTGATGCCCAAATGGGAAGGTTTTTGTCTTTAAGAACCTGAGGTTTGTTATCATTAACCGTATCAGAGAAGAACAGATATGGGTAGCCAGTTTCTTTACGTTTACGAAGCACTGCTGCCCAAATATTACGCTTGTCTGTATCTCCATCAATCATAGATTGCATCCACTCATCGGGAATGGTTATGCCTAGACTGATATTTTGAATTTCTGCACCAGGTTCACGGATCTCTAGGAATTCCATGATATCAGGGTGATCAATGTTAAGATAACCAGCAAAAGCCCCACGGCGAGTGGTACCTTGAGAAATAACGTCAGTGCCAACGTCAAACATGCGTAGGTAATGAACAGGTCCATCAGCTTTTCCTCCTCCTTTAATGTGACTTCCACGAGGTCGAATGTTGCCAAAGAACCCAGATGTTCCAGCTCCAAGCTTTGTCTGTACACCTACTTCTGCTGTTTTTTGTAGGATCTCTTCAATAGAGTCTTCAACCAAAACGCCATTACACGAAATCGGAAGTCCTGTTTCTTCCCCGAAGTTTGACCATACTGGAGAGGATAGGCTATAAAACCCCATACTCATATAGTCATAGAACTTTTTGGCAAAGCCAGGTTGATCTAGAATTTCTTCAGCCGCTTCAGCAATTTTACGGATGCGGTTTTCAGGAGTCACGCCTGGTTGTAGATACCCACGGCTGAGGAATGTCCGTGAGTCATTGTTTAGCCATTTAAATGCCATTTATGTTTCCTTAAAATAAATCGTCTGCTGAGATGCCTTGACCACGGGCATAGTCTACTGGTCTGCCATTGAAAAAGTCAACCATGTTGGTTCCGTATAAACCCTCGTCAAACCACTTGGTTTCCTTAATCAGATGTTCGTCATATGTAATATTGTGGTTAAAGCCAATTTGCTCTAGTGACTCAACCATACGTTTTTTAATGAACTCGACAAGAATATCTGAGTTCAAACCCTTTTCTTCGTAATCGCCCATAATCCAACGGATTACTTCTGATTCGCAACGAATAGACTCTTCACACTCATGAGCAATACGCTCTTCCATTTCAGCGTCAAAAAGCTCTGGGTATTCTTGACGCATTGTATTGATCAGTTTAATACCAACTTGAGCATGCAACATTTCTTCGTTACGCGTATACTTTACTTGCTGTGCTGTATCTTTGAGAATACCTTTATTCTTATTCATATGAAGAATGATATAGAACTGTGAGAATAGTGATACATTTTCAACAAACAAAGTGAATAGTGTGATAGCGTAAATATACTGCTTTTTATCATCTTTGTAAACCTTTGATAGGTACTTACGCAAATAATCCACACGTCCAGATACAACCGGATCTTTTAGATTTTCTTCAAAGATATCATTTAGCTGTAGAACTTCTAGGAGTTTCTCATATGCCATATTGTGAATAACTTCTGAGTTGCCCATCGCATAACCGAGATCGCGCAACGCGGGATGTGGCAAGTTATCGCCTAGGTTAGACCAAAAAGTCTTAACAGCTACTTCAATTTGGCCAATGGCAGAAAGTGTACGGATTAGAATTTGTCTCTCTTGAGCATTCATATCTGTCTTAAAATTAGAATAGTCTGACGTAAAATTAAACTCTTCAGGCGTCCAAAAGCCACTCCAAATGGCCTCAATAAAGTCATTAGTCCATGGATAGTGATTTGGTTTTCTGGAAATTTGTTCTTCGAATAGCATCTATTTCTCCTGCAGCAAAAAGCGAATAAGGCGGCCCCTCAGAATATTGCTATTCTGAAACATTTTAAATTGTCTATGGTAGTATTATATATTGCTTTATGGTTTCCGTAAACCGCGTTTATTACAGAAACCAGATAAAATGTTACTACATATTGTATTATTTTTTAGGGGTAGGGCCTTCTATTGCTTTTTCATAGTAAGCAATAATTTCCTTCTGTTGAAGGATATATCTACGGAGTTCGGCCACACCGATAGATAGGTTTTCATAACCCTTAGGCGTAATAGCCATAAAGGTAACTGATCCACCATGTTCTTCAATTTTCTTTATGGCTTCATCAAAGTTTTCTTCTGATACCACAAACCATTCAGTATCAGGAAAGTCAACAGGTTTAGGTCTCTCTTGAATCTGAATATTTTGCTTTGTGTATTTTGTTTGCGTTACGATCTTTTCGTCAATAGACCCCGCACCGCAACTACTCAGAATCAGTGTTGCTGGAACTATCCACAGTAGATGTTTCATTCATCAATTCCTCTCTAAGTCTATCAACGGCACGATTGATTCTCTCTGCCATTTTGTCTGGTTCAGCTTGAGCTTCACGAACAATATCAATTTGACTAAAACGTTTACGAAGTCCGTCAAGTTTACCTTCAGCTTTCTGAAGAGCAGAAGATAACTCTTTATTAAGTTCTTCATTTCGAGCTTGGTTCGCTTCCATTTGATCAATAGTATCTTGTAGTGTTTCTGCAGCAATAACAAGCTTTGTGTTGTTTTCTCTTAATAATGCAATAGTTGCCTGAGTGCTAGTATAGTATGCGTATGCACCGTAACCTATACCACCAAATACTGCCAATACTGCTAGAAAAATATAAATCTTAAGCATTATTTTTCTTCCATATACTTCCTAAATCTTTTTAGAACAACTGGCGACTTGTCTTTTCTGCGGCGTCTGTCAGTGACATTGTGTGCTTTGAAACGAGGTCCCATGTCTTTTGTATCCTGTGGAATGCCTGCAGATGCCGTAGTCATACCAAGCTCTTCTTTTACCGGACGTTGACTTTTGATCCATCCAGTCGCTGCTTTTGATGCTGGCTTTGTTTTTGACCACGCAGATATAGCTTTGTATGTTGACATAACAGCTCCCTCAAAATTCGAGTCTTCTGAGTTGTCAACAATAAATATTTTCTGTCTAAAGTAGTTCTGAAACTTACCCAAGTTCTTTTGAACGTCTTTCCACATCTTTGATACAGTAGCGTCTGGAAGTGAACGCCCGCGCGTTTGATTGCGCTTGAGTGCAGTATCTTCATCTGTGTTAACGAAAATCATAGCGACTTCATAACCTAGACGTTTGAGTTCGTCTGCTTGATTTGTGATTTTTCCGTAGTCTTTGCCCGTGCCATCAATGATAAGACCGAGACGACCATTCAAATAACCTTGCTGTCTATTCTTTGTAAGAGCTTTTGCTTTGTTACGAATCTCTTGACCTTTTGGAGAGTAGATATTCTCTGGAGTCATATCCATATTTGCGTTTTTAAGACCACGCTCAAATGCGTCATCAGAGTTAACTACTTTAAATCCAAGCGCAGTGAGCGCTGTTTTGCCCACGACAAAAGACTTACCAGAACCTGGACCACCAGCAAGAAATACTGCTTTAAAGATTGCTGGATCATTAACACCCTCATCAAGTGTGACTTGCTCAACGGGATATGTTTTGTCTGGTGATGTGAAGTTTTTCTTACGCATAATAGTCTTTGCGACCAAATCTATTTCTTTGTTCTTTGCATCGTATTTGATTACGAATGGAATGTTAATGTCTGATTCAAGGTCTTTCATAACAGCTTCCGAGCCAGGAGGCAACTTTGAAATCGGCTTTCCGTATTTCACATATTCTTTTTTAAACAAAAGAGCGATTTCTTTTGGTGTGATTTGCTCTTTGTTACGCACATCGTTTACACGATCAAAGAAGTGTTTAGTGAAGTTAATATCAATACCAAGACGGGCAAATGCTTTGTCTAGAATTTTTTCTAGTGAACTTAGCTGCGCTTGTGTCATTTTGCTTTCAGTTAAACAATCATTACAAAAAGCAGTTTCACATTCGCCGCAGCAATCAGGAGTACCGCAGTTAGGATGCTCGTTTTCTATTTCTTTTTCATTAAGGCAATCTTTACAGAACTCAGAGCCATATTCTGCGCATTTTTCACATTCTGGTTTCATCTAACAATCTCCGATGAAGTAATGTACACTTTTTTATTTGTCCTAATATGAGTCGCTTCATAAATATTCATTCCAAAAATATCGCCAACTGGGAAAGAATCTTCAGCGACTTTAACTTTAGATCCTTTGGCAACCATTATATCAACGTTATCAATGATTTTTTCATTTTTTAAAATATAGACGCCAGGTGATAACTGATTATTTTCTAATACAAACCACTGATTTTCTTCTGCAAGTAAATCTGTTGAATCAATACCAATATCGGCAAGACCTTTAAGGATCTTCTTCTCTGATACGCTATAGTTTTCTTTAATAAGATATAAGCCGGCAGCATATGAAGCAATACTGCTGCTTCCACCAGGCGCTTTGGCCATAAGACGTTTTACATTAAATACAAGTCTATGGAAAGGAGTATAAAAGTTCTTATATGCGTCGCGGTCTTCAATAGTATTTGTATTAAATTGCTTGTTGCGTTTACCATCAGCATCAATAATACCAGCTTCAAACGCTTTCGTTTTATCGAATGGTGTAGTAAGCAATGTGAGAAATCTAAATGTATAGACTAAATCACCGGCGCGTTTGATAATACCCATTATATCCTCTTAAGTTTATCTACTACTATCTGATCTGATTCAATGTCAGATAGTTGGTTATCACGAACATATTTCAAAAACTGGAGAAACGGCTTAACTACAGTCCATTGCTCATCGGTAAGTTTTAAACCTAAAATCCTAATAGCGCCATAGTTTCCAAATACATTGAAAATGACTATAAGATGGTTTAATATCAAGCGCTCTGCTAATGCACCAGTTTCCAAATGCCTATTAACAAGGCGCTTGATATATTTAAATCTTTTCAAATCTGCATAAAACTCTTCAGGGTCTATTTTACCTAAAGGTGAGTAGTAGTGTTTTGCTGCAAATATTACTAGATCTTCTTCCAGTAAATCATCATTATTCATTTAATTATCTTTTTACTAATGAGAGTACTTCGTCTAATAGTGCCTTTCTCGATAAACTGAGGTCAAGTTCTACGCCAAAGCCGCGGGCATATTCTTCAAGTTGCCTTTTAGTCATAGCTTCAAGATCATCAGGAATGTCATTAGTACTATCTATGATGCCTTCTGCAATAACAACAGGCTGCTCCCAGCGCAATGTAACTACATCTTCAACTACTTCGGCAATTTCGATAGCAATTGGAGATTCGACAGCTGTAATACCATTAAACTCATCAATCTGAGCTTGGGTGTGACGAGTTGACTTGAGAAGCTCATTCGTCTTAGGATGATGCCATCCCTTCAATGAAGGGACAGCGTCTTTTTGAAATGCTGGAGGAGTAATAGCCATTATTATTTTCCTGTTTTTGGTGGAGTTTTGTCACCTTGCGCATTGTCTTTTGAGCGCATCGTCGCTTTTTTAATCATAGCTTTAAAAGTTTTAAAGTTAAGATTGTTTACCGCTTCTGCATCTGTTGCTGGATTCATAGGAGTTTTACGCTCAAGCTCTTTTTTTGCAGAAGGAGAAAGACCTTCACCTGCAGGAGAACCGTTGTTTGTATTACCGTGATCTTTAGCTTCTTCGACTGTTTCTTTCAAAGGATCAGTGTAAGTACCAGCTTTGAGTCTACCAATAATACGGCTGCCGCTATCTTTAACAACAAAATCACCATTAGTGGCAATTGCAGATGTTGTTCCTGGCTTTGCGCGTTTGCCATCAAGAGCTTTAGTCATAAGAGCTTTGAGGGTCTTTTGTTGTTTTACTGTGGCAGTTGCTTCGTCAATCTCTACCTCTTCCATTTTATTAGCAGCTCTATTCAAACCAGTTACGCGGTTTTGCCCCTGCTTATAATCTTTAGAGGTCAGAGTACCTTTATTAAGTTTCTCTCTTTTCTTTCTAAGATCAAGAGCTGCAGCACCATGATAATTACGTAAAGTATCTTGTGAAAGCTCATCAAGTTCTTCAGCTTCTTCTTTCTTCATATCCCAAGGAGCTTTCTTCAAAGAAACTTTGTCCTTTGGCTGCACTTTAATATTCTGCAAAGCGCGTTTCTGCGCTTTTGTCATTAGTTTTGATTCTTGAGTTTGAACTTCAGTCTCGGTTTCTTTACCTTTCATGGCTTTAGAAACAGCTTTGCGGCGCTTGTGAAGATACTCATCAGACTTATCAACATCACCATCATTGTCAATGTCTTTGTCTTTACGGTCTTTGTGCTTACCTTTAAGTTCTTTGGCATCCACTGGATCCATTGCTTCGTTTTTAGGAGTTTTGCAACCGGCTTCAGCAACTTTCTTATATGCCTCGCCCATTGCTAAGATATCTTTGTAGTTCATTTTTTTTTCCTTACATTAAGAGGTTAGCGGCAATGGCACCAACCACTGCAATTAGTGCAACCCAAAAGAGTTTATTAATAGTATATACCGTCTGAGAATTTTCAGATGTAATCTTTTCAAGAGCATCAAGTTTTTCAGAAAACTTGTTCATACGATCATATTGAGCAGAATATTTTTGCTCCATATTCACAAGTTTTTCCTCTGCTCTGGCAATAGTAACCATGGCATCAGTCAACTTGTCGATCTTTTCTTCAATCCGATCCAATCTACTGTAGTCAGACATTAACACTTCCATCTTTTTAACGACATTGCTTTACGTGTCGGTCTACCCTTTTCGTCCTTCATCGGCCCAGGCATCCCGCTCATCCTTGCACAAAAGCTCTTACGTCGTTTTGCGTCTTTACTACCAGGTTTTACTTTTCCAGTAACAGCAGTTTGAAGTTTGCTTCCGGGGTTTTTACTCCTAAAAGCTTTAACTCCCTTGGCTGTCATACCAGCACCTTTTTCGGTGCTGATAAAATGGCCTTTAGAGTCTTCGCCTCTTTCTGCCATATATCGCTTGAAAGATTCCATATTACTTATCTTTATCTACAATATTTTTGTCCATTGGAACCATACGAACGCCAATCTTACCATCAGGCTTAATAAACTTTTCTGGTTTTTTATCAGCAGCAGTATCTATACCTTCTTTTTTAGGAGCCGGTTTAGTATCTTTGGACATAGAACCAGATTTAACAACACCTGAGTTTTTGATTTTACTAATCAAGCGCATGTTGTTAGAAATACCTTCATCGAGTTCAGTTTCTTCACGACGAAGTTGAGCAAGTGAACGCTGAGTAGAAGTCATTTGGCGAACTGGTTTTTTACGACCAGTCTTTGTGCGACCAAGGGCTTTGTTAAGTTCTGCGTCTTTTGCGCGTTGCATTGCAAAAAAGTCACCTTTCATTTTAGGTGCACCTTTACGGCGAACGGCTTCTTTCATATCTTCTTCATCTTCACCGTGCTCGCCCATAGAAGAATGTAAGCCTTCAATCTCGCCGTGTGCTTTTGAAAGTTTATTCTGGAACCACTCTGGAAATTCTTTACCAGATTTAATATGATCCATCATTTCTTCTGCAGCATATTCAATAAACTCGAGTTGTTTAAGTGCCATGCTCGCTTCATCAGGTGAAGCTGGTTCGTCGTCTTCTTTAGCTTCTTTCGCAAGAGCTGGCTTTCCAGCAAGTCTTGCTTTCAGTGCAGCAAGATCATTTTTTGTTTTATCCATCTTATTGGCCTTTTTAGTAGTAGCCATACCAGAATTAGAAATCTTTTTAGTAAGCATATCAAGAGAGATTTCAGTAATATCTAGACCCTCGTACATTTCCTTTGTAACCCAGTTCTCACCCAACTTATCGTATGCATCGTACATGCATTTCTCATTAGTAGGCTTACCGAACTGATCACCACACTCTTTGCATAGCATATCGCTCTTAGATGCTTTGTCAAGATCGACTGCTTCATTTTGATTTGCTAGTTTTTTTCTAGCCAAAGCTGCTCCTGCATCGCGTTTTGCAAACTTTTTAGCATTTTTAGCCATAGCAGGTGTATCACTTGCAAAGTCAGAACGCCTTGCTGCTGCTCTAGAATAACTATCAGAAGCTTTATCTGCTTGCTTATCAGCCTTTTTAACATATCTACTCAAAGTATTTGGTGAAAGCTCGTCGATCTGTCTAACTTCTTCAGCAACCTTCTTAGCAGTAGCAGTAGCGATCGCCATCTTCTTACCCATGTCCATGCCTGGATTATCGCGTTCCATTGCCTTAGCAATCTCTTCACGTTTTTTTATTTCAGCCGGAGTAAGTTTCTTTTCTTCAACAGATTCTTTCTTAGATGTCTTTTGTGCATCTTTAAAGTCTTGGGCTGTTGGTCGATCAGGGTGTCCAGGAGGATTAGGCTTTTCCCCGCGCTTGCGCTTGGCGTGGATATTATCCCACAAGCCTTTTTTCTCATCTAGTTTTGCTTTAAAGTTTTTAAAATCATTCATTTGGCTTGGTCTCTTTATTTTTAATTTTAACGCTTTTAAGTCTGGCCGCATCCATCATTCTATCATGGCGAACTGCATCTGCCTTCTTTTCCCTATTTATTCTTTTTTTAGCTAGGTCAATAGCAGCGCTTTCGTCAAACTCTTTGAAGCTAATTTTCTTTTTCTTTTCACCAGGCGTTTTTTCCTTAGCCTTTTCAGAAGATTCAGGCGTACCCCAATCAGGCTTATCAGCATACATGCTTTTTGTATTATCGACGGCCTCGCTCAAATTTACAGAGAATGGAGCGACCTGGTATTCTACAGCAGGCTGATCTACCTTTTCAACAGCATCAAGCCATTTGCGATACTTATTAGCCTTTGATTCAATAATAACGTAGTTAGATCCTAGCTGTTTTACGATTCCAAGTTCACCGTTTTCTTTAATAACAACTTGATCACCAATATCGAAAAGCTTTCCATCAATGTATGATTCTCTTAGGTCAGATACTGGGGCTAATTCAACATGTCGTTTAAAACTTTTTTCTTCTTTAAGTCCCAAGCCCTTACGGACAGAATTAAAAAGCGCCTTCGAATCTGAGTTCGAAAACGCTTTAGGTAGACCTTGAGAAAATGATGTAAAATCATTATCGGATGCTGCGCTGCGCATTTTAGAAGCACTCATACCTTCTGCGCCGTCAGCATCTGGATCACGCTCGCCAGCCGAAATAACTTTAATATCCATAAAGTTATATAGACCATGACGACCCTTTTTGCCGTTATACGTGTTCAGAAGAGCATCAAATTCATTGACTCGATCTGATCCAACAACCATAACAACTTTTCTAAATCCTTCATCGTAAAGTGAAGTTGTAATATCCATTATGTTTTTAATTTTGTTGTTCATAAGGATATTACGCGCATGACGTGGAAACATCTTACGCGCTGCTTTAACTTTTTCTTTGTATGTCAGTGGGTTCTTTTTAGAATCGATCGATTGAGACAAATACATTCTATATGGATTTTTGCCTGCAGATGAAGCCAATTTGTCTAGCAGTTTTTCATGACCAATAGTAGGTGGATTCATTCTCCCGAAGGAGAAGAAAACCGTTTTTTCTTCTTCAACTAAGTACTGCTTAAATGATCCAATCATTTTGCGCGCTTTCTTTCCATTTCTTTTTTACGAACGTCTTTAATCATTTTCTTAGACATACGATCAATTCGAGTCTTAAAAGCTGGACTATTTAAGCGCTTCTCGATCTCAGCTTTTCGTTGCGGAGTCAAGTCATCTTTTGAAATATTTTTAATTAATCTTTTGTATGTCGCCAGATATGCCGAACGTCTTGCACGCTTCTTGAGCGTGTCGTTACTCGCAAATCTACGAGCTGCGCGGCTTCTTCCAAGAGCAATCTTCGCCTTATTGCGGCGCATATCACGGCCTTTTTTAAGACGCGACTGAACTGATAGAGCTTCATCAACTTCAGTTGATTCAGAAGCAAGCTGATGTACCATGATGGTGTGCGTTCCATCTTGATTTTTTATTTTAACATTTTTAGTTTTATAACCCGGGCCAACATTCTTAGAATGTTTACCTTTGTCAATATAATCACTGACCGGATTTTCATGTGAGGGATCATTTGCCTCACCAATTGGACCACCTTCACCAACACCAATTGTGCGTTTACGGCGAAGGGCTCTATAGTTTGTAAGTTCGTCCTCTCCTGGACGGTATTCTATTCCCATAGGGAACATGTCTTTAAATCTTAGCATCGGTTTATCCCATTAACGGCTGGGCTTATCCCAACCTTTTAAAATTTCAGGCGAAAAGTTGTTGTATGAAAATTCCATTCTATCAACAATCTTTACCGCGTCACCACCAAGTTTATCAATCGCTACATAACCCTCAGGGCCAGTTGTCTTATAACCATTACGAGTCTTAACAAAATGTTTAGTTTTTGATAATCTATTAAGTATATTTATGAGTTTTAATTTCGCTAAAACTATTACTCTTTGGAGTTCAAAGACTTTTTCGAGCGACTTTTTGTTTTCGGCGCTGAAGAAGGCAAGGAAGTCGTCACGCTTTTTGGCTTTGCCGATCTTGCCTTTCTCGGTTTTGAGGGCGTCGATTTCTTTTTGGTATCTTCCTCTGATCCAACGGATAAGCCCATCGGTGTGGGTTCTGGGATCGGGGATGGTTCCGGCT